AATAATTAGTGCTTGTGCTTTGGCCTGTAACATCTGTTCGCAAGAATGTTCTGCCTTCATATCCAGCAACAGGTGCAGCACCAGGAGTAAAGTTCTCTCGGCTGGTGGTTACTGTGCCACCAGAGTTAAACGATTTCCACCTGTCGGCAGGAAAAATGTTTGATGAAGTGCTGCTAGTAAATCCTCTTTGGTTGATTAAAAAATCTGCATTGATGAACTTATTCTTACCAGCCGCATAATTACCCTGCCAGCGAAGGCCAGTAGATGCGGCAGAATCCGCGACAAGAGTGTCGCCATTTGAGCCGACTGCCACCCTTGCCTGTGTGGTGGAATAACCAAAGAGGTCACCCTTTGCTGTAAGCGGCGAGTTCGCCGTTGTAGGTACTCTACCTGTTGCCACTGTTAGTTACCTCCTGGTTTTACTGGTAGTTCAATGTTTCTAGGGTTAGGATTACTAGAAGGCAAGTCACGCAGGACCTGACGGTATGTAGCCCAAGCATCTTTATCCACTGGTGCGTCAGGTAACTGTGTCCAGTCAGTTGCGGCTAGTTCGCCATCGCGCCAATAACGCAATCTGGTTAAATAAAGCGCATCCGAAACTTCGTCGTCATTATCAAAATTGCTCACGAACTTAGCCATTAATCCACCTCATAAACGATTGTTCCAAGAATACTTCTACCATCTCCACCTGGATAAGCATTTGCGGTGGTTCTATAAATTACTAAATTACCTGAAGTTTGAAGTTGTAGCATATTTCCTGTTACTGCATTTTCTCTGCCCGAGCCAATAAAATCAGTTGATTCGGCATCAAAAGGTAAAGTTGCTCTCAAGTTTCCCGCACCTGTGCCATTTGTTGTAATAGTGATAGTTTGTTGAACCGCAATTAATTTGCCAACTCTTTTCCATTTTCCAGTGGCAGAGGCCGTTGTAATTGTTCCAGTGCTGGAACTTACGGTTGGAGTATAAGAAGTCCAAGCGTCGTCGTTCCATTTTAATCCCGTTGTTTCACTGGCTAATGCTTGAAGAAATCCGTAATCGCTGCCAACCGCTAGACGGTTGACCGTATCAGCAGCAGTTGCTGCGATTAGGTCACCCTTTGCGTCAACAATAGTCGGTTGGATTCCGCCCTCTACTGAGGGTATTCTTCCAATGGTCATTAGGCAATCTCACTTCCGAAAGCATTGAAGGATAGATTTGCAGTTGAGGCGTAAACTGTGATCACATCTGTTGCTCCAAGGGTTACACCGAGAGTCAAGGTATCGGTAGCATTTCCTGGCAGAGATACGTCATAAGCCACATACTGGTTAGCAGCCAAGGCTGCTCCTGCAACGCGTACCGCAATGCGGTAGGTAGCAGCGGTTGCTGACTGGTTACAAATGGTAATGGTAGAGACAATGGTTTGAGTTGCAGCAGGTGTTGTGTATAGTGTTGTTGCAGTTGTTGCACTTGGGTTGGATTGACCAAGCACCTTGTAAGTTGTTGGCATTTCTTTTCTTTCTCCTTAGTTAGTTTTGGTCAGCCACCCATTAGAAGAAGGCTTGAGACGGTACCACCAGTACCAGACTGCAGCCCTGCTTCAAAGGCGTTTAGATCGTCGGATGTAAGTACGTGACGAACAGTTGCACCTGCAGAGTGTGATATCTGAGAGGTGCTTGCCCTGCCACGAACGATAGTGAATGAGTCGCCAGCGTTAGCCACACAGAAAACAATCTCTTCATTAGTGGTATCTGGGTCGATAGCGACAGTGAATTGATCTGGATATACTCCATCAACCGCTGGGCCAAGTGTTATGCCACCAAGTAGGCCTGAGCCTGTACCTGTGGCTACAGTCATCGTTGTGCCAGTGGCACCGATGGTTCCTGCCAGCGTCGTCTCGACGCTGATAGATGAGAATTTACGTATTGCCATACGCCCTTCCTTAGCGAGTTAGATGGATACGGATTGGGAACTGATCGCTCAACTTCAGAGCCTCTTCTTGGAGACGCTGCTGGAATAGAGCAAAAACATATTTAGACACAGATGATCCAGCACTCGCTGGGATCTTGGTGTCATTGAGGTCAGCCTCTGCTGAGGATAGGTTGATACGACCAGCATCTACGAATGAGAGCAGACGGTAGCAAGCACCATATACGATTACATCCTGACAGGAATCTGGTAGACCAGTTACATCTACAAAGTCATCTGTATTGCTATCCATAGTATCTGGAACCATTGTGTACCAGACTTTGATTGTTCTACCTGGCTGAATGTTTTCATACAGGTTGATAGTCTTTTGAGTATTAAAGGTTGGTGTATTTGCTAATGGATCAAAGCGCCACTTGCGGATTGGTAGCCATTCCTTAGAAGAACCTGTGGTCTGCCAAGACATATACAGAACTTCTCTAGCATCATCAGGTAGTGGATAGGTAACCTGCGCTGCGTTAAAGGTAAAGGTTGTTGAACCTACTGCAAAGAGTTTAGGATAAAGGCTGCGGATAGTATCGTTGATAGCCTTCTTGATTGACACTCTTGGAAATGTAGGAGCAAGGGTTACCTGCGCATACTGTGCGTGAGGAGATGCAGTAGTTCCTTGATATCCACGACCAAAGCCTGGGGCTACTACTAACTGGTTGTTAGCCTTATCAAAGTTGTCAATCCAGATAAGTTCGTCATCGATCTCAATAATACCTTTAGCAAGGTTGCTGGCAGAACCAACGGTGATGTTACTAGTTGTGGTAGTAATACCATTAGCGTTAGTCACGTAAGTGATGCGGTCTTGTCGAAGTGTGTAACCTTGTAAGTTAGACTTCACTTCATCGACTAACTGATCGAATGTAGGCATTAGCCCTCCGTTTGTTTTTCCTGAGCCTTTCTGATGGCTTCGGCTGCTTTTCCTTTTTCATACCAGCCATCACCCCATAATGTGAGCAATCTCTGGAAGTAGTACTCGTACTGCTTTGCAATCACATCCACGCTGTAGGTATCTATGGCGCGTTTGCGAATGAATTCTCTATCAAGGCTTTTAACGTTCTGCGTGGCTAGGATGAATTCCTCTACGCTTCTGCATCTATAGCCTGTCACACCTTGGATGACAGTTTCTGTAAATGCTCCCCAGTCTGTTGTAATTACTGGAGTTCCGCAGGCCTGTGACTCAATGTTCACATTGCCAAATGGTTCTAGGTATAGAGTTGGTACGAATGTAGCGATTGCTCCACCCATCAACTCTGCACGTTTCTCAGGTCCTACTGGTCCTATGTACTCTCCATAGGTTGGGATGTAATCACCAGGGCCTGCCATAATTAAACGAGCACCGATAGTCTTGCAGATGTGTGCTGCAATCTCTACGCCCTTACGTGGAATCATACGACCTACATAAAGGTAATAATCTCCATCGCCTTTACCCATTGGGAACATATCAGGGTCTAGGTATCCTGGAATCACCGCATCAAAGAATGCGCCATCTACTGTTGCTGCATTCTTAAACTGTGCATAGACTGCGTGCATCCAAGCGTAAGACTCAAAGACTTTGTAATCAGAGAAGATACCTGAGTATCCAACTCCGAACTCTACTGACATATGCGACTTTAGTGCATCTGCGATAGGCTTGTGTGTAGCACCAGCAATCAAGCAGATGAAGTCTTGATCTTCTAAACGCTTGCGAATTTGTTTAATCGCATTGTTATTAAACTTCTGCCAGTGTGGAAGTTTGTAATCAAACGGCGCTTCTACATAAGGCTTCTTACCTACAACGATTCGTCGTTGTGTCTCAGTGATGCAAGGTATTAGTTCATCTACGTTGGCTTCGTTTTCTTCACCAGCGTATAGGTAGACCGTATGGCCTAGACCTTTCATCATATTACAGAACCTGCGTACCTTTTCGGTATAAGCGCAGTTCGCAAAATCTTTAGTTGTTTGGGTATGTGGTAGGCTGACGACGTGGAATCTCATACCACAATTCTAGCGGAAACCCTTGAAATCAACCGTGTCGCACTCGCGCAAGTCGGAAAATCCATCTGACTGGATTACTAGGTTTGGATGGGTTATGTAGGCGTTAGTCCTATCAGCCCAGAGCCTATAGGCCACATCTATCCACTTCTCGTTTTCTCTGGCTATGTGGATAAATAGATCTACCTTGTCTGGGTTAACGCAATAGGCGTGGGTACCAGTAGATTCTACCTGTCTAACCCAGTGGCTATTGACTGGCTTGACATCATTCTTGATAGCGCCAAGATATAAGATATCCCAATCTTTAGGCAACTTAACCATATACTCGCCGAGCATCTCATTGAAGTCATCTCTGAAGATGGCATCGTCCTCACAGATTAGAACCATTTCGTTAGGTTTAATCTTACGAAGTACCTGAGCGTGACTTAGTCTGCCTGCCACTATCGGATCCATATTAAGTTCTTTGGCATCCAAAGCCTCGTGGACTTCAAACTCAAAGCCGATTCTCTCAGCCTCTTTTGTGAACTGCTCTAGTCTGTCAATCCTACGCTTTAGGTTAATTACGATAACCCTGTCGAAGAATTTAGATATTGTCACATTCCACCCAAGAACAAACTCACGGGGATTGCATCTGCACCAGGGCCTGTAGCACCTGTCGGTCCTGTTGCACCAGTAACACCAGTAGCACCTACTGGTCCTGTGGCTCCAGTGGGTCCAGTAGGTCCTTCGGGTCCTGTAGGTCCAGTTGCTCCAACTGGTCCAGTCGCACCAATCGGTCCAGTAGCGCCTGTATCACCTGTTACTCCTTGCGGTCCAGTGGCACCGACGGGACCTGTTGCTCCCGCTGGACCCGTAGGTCCTGTAGCACCTGTTTCACCTTGTATGCCTTGAGGCCCTGTAGGGCCTGTAGCGCCAGTAACACCTGTTGGTCCGACATCTCCAGTCACTCCCTGTGGCCCAGTGGCTCCAATAGGCCCTGTAGGGCCTGTAGCGCCTACATCTCCAGTTACGCCCTGCGGTCCTGTCGCACCTGTGACACCAATCGGTCCAGTCGCACCGACTGGTCCTGTAGCACCTTCAGGTCCTGTTGCACCTGTTGCTCCCGTAACGCCCGCAGGACCTGTGGGTCCTGTGTCGCCCGTCGGACCTGTCGCACCCTGTGGGCCTGTTGCACCCACTGGGCCAGTTGGTCCCGTATCTCCTGTAACACCTTGCGCTCCTGTTGCTCCTGTTGGACCAGTGGCACCAGTTGCACCAGCGGTTCCTTGTGGTCCTTGTGCACCAGTTGGACCCGTAGAGCCTGCAGGTCCAGTGGGACCTGTAACACCTGGGGTACCTTGCGGTCCTTGTTGATTAGAAAATTCTACCGCTACTTGAGGCGTAATGGATTCAATAACAATGATTGTTGTCACGAGGTTGTCACTGCTCCTGTCACTACGAACTTGCCTTCAAGTAGTCTTGTTACTTCTCCAGTAGTGCCAGCCTCTAGTACTAGATCATAGACATAACGACCTGCTGGGATAGCACCTGTTGTGGCTGCATCAATAGTGACGTTAATACGTCCATCACCTTGTGATAAATACATACGACCATTGTCAGTAGATGCGACAACAGTGGTTGTAGATGCACCAACGAATGGGCGTACTGTCATAACACCAGAGTAATCTGCTAGGTTCCAGGGAATCGAATTGTTTAAGATTTGGAACTGCCAGTTAAATGTAGTTGCTTGATCGCAAATTAGATTATATTTTGCACTCATCAGGAAGCGATCTCTCTGAGAGCAGCCGCTGCAGCCAAACCAGTAGTAGAAGCGAGATAGTTGCATACGCCGCTAAAATCAAGATGATTTTTGGCAGGACCCGTAATACCCGCGATATCATTTAGAACTCCTACAGTATCTGTGTGGTAGGTAGTAACTGCCCTAGCAGCAGCCCATTGACGGGCAGCAAGAGCCATATCTACCATTTCCTGTGGGGACCGATAGGTGGCACCACCATTTGCAAGGCGATTCAATTCTTGGTTTAGTGTTGAATTTGGATTGATTGCCACCTAAGTCTCCTTACTTCTTCTTTTTTGCTACTGCTGCGTTATCCACTAGATTGGGATACGGACGACCTGCTGACTTTGCTCGCTTTTTAGCGGCAGTCTTTTGAGCAGGTGTTAATTTCTTGCTACGCTTCTTTGGGTTCTCTTGATCCCAGAATGCTTTCTTCTTCACCACTTCACCTTATCTGCCCAGTACGCTGCAGACATCTTGCCCTTGGCAATGTTGCTTGCGTGACGAGCCTTGAAAGACTTTTGTCTAGCGGTTGGCTTTTTATCGCCTGTTACGCCTTGTTGTCCGAATCGGATTGTCTTGACTTGCTCTCCGACTTTGGCGACAACGACGTGACTCTTAGTTGGGTGAGAAGGCGTACGCTTGGGTTTGTTGAAGCCCGCAACGCCAGCGCGTGCAAGACGCGGATCACGCTTGCTTTTCTTTTCCATACTCACCGTACTTTCCTAGAACTGCACGTACTGTGCCATTCTTATTGAGTCGTACTACCATTCCATTTTTGATTTGGACTGGATTAAACTTTCTGTGCATCTTGTACTTGCCAGATGACATTACTTCTTCTTGCCCATTTTCTTCATCTTGGCTTTTGGCTTTGCCATTCCTGCTTCGCTCATAGCGATAGCAACAGCCTGCTTGCGGGACTTAACTACTGGTCCTTTGTCAGAGCCTGAACGTAGTTTGCCCTTCTTGTACTCACGCATTACTTTTGCGGCTTTGGCTTTCTTCATCATTATTTGCCCTGCTTTGGTGCTGGCTTGCCCATTGCTCCACCAGAGATTGCCTCATAGGTCATAAATGGCTTATCGTTTGAATCTGATGGGTATGGCTGATAGAACTCTGGACGCTCTGAAGCCTTGTACTTATTCTTGTATTGTTCTGGATCTTGGATTGGCATTATTGCTCCTATGGTTTAAGGGCATTGCCATCAAAGGCTTTACCCATATCATTGCTTAGTCTCACCGCAGCATCAATATCTTTCTGCTTTGTTGAGATGGGTTCTATTCCTTGCCGCACAGCGGAGTAATAGGACTCCAATTCTCTTGTGTCTTTATTCTCTTTATCTTTATCCCAGCCTTGCCGAGTAGGGAAGCACCCTGCAAATGCAAAGTTTGCTGCTTGCAAACAATCAGAATAAGACTCGTGATCCTGGGTTTTGCAACCAGATCTACAGTTTGGATTCTTTTCCATTATTCCTCTATTGGTGTTAGGTAGTCGCCGTATCCAGCGTCAATCAGAATCTGTGCTTCAGATTCATTTAGGATATATTCGTGTCCACCAAGATAAGCAGCATCAGCATCAGCGATGTCATCCTGATACGGAGTCTGTATCTCTGTCACAGTGGTTCCATTGACTAGCAATGAGTAACCTCTAGGAATGTCGGTGAGGAAAGGATTGATGGTTCCATCCTGAGTTCCACCTGTGATTGGTCGACCAGCAAGACGAGCATATGGAGAATAGCGATTCTCCGTAATGCCCCAAGTTTCCCAGCGCCAAGGCGTATTCAGTCTGTAGTTCATTATTTCCTTTCATAGTGAACTCACCGCCAGACAGGGTTTCAAGGCCCTGCCTGACAGTCAATCAACTACTAGTTGATAGAAGCCGCAGTTTCAATGCGGTATAGCGCTGCTTCACGTAGGCGAGCAAAGCCACCGAAGTAGTACCAACCGATGGTGCGGAAACGACGTAGTGCGTCGATTTCTGGACCGATAACGGTTGAGATGTCGGCTGCCTGTGCTTCAGCCAATGCTTCGCGTCCAGCAACAACTGCCTTGTAGACAGTAACTGCAGGGGATGCACCATTTGATGCAGATAGAACACGAGGTGTTTCAACAACGAATGCACCTTCGATTACACCAACAGCACCAGCAACGAACGGTGTACGCTCAACGTACTTGGTTAGTTCCTGGAATCCGCCAGTTCCTGCCTCAGCGCGGAGGTCAGCAGACTGACGTGGGTGTAGGTATGCAGCGTATAGTTCGCCGATACGAGGTACTGCCTTGTTGGTGCGTAGTTGTACAACAGCCTCGCGGATGTCAGCAACAGTCATTGTGCCAGAAGCAGTGATGCCTGAAGTTCCAGTTGCGGTGCCACCGTAAATTACGTTTGATCCACCAGTTAGAACGTTTGCTACAACAACGTCGATAGAGTCTGCAGCATTGTAAGCAATGATGTCAGCAAGTGCTGAATCTACGTCGTTGAATGAAGTTAGGTTCAACTTCTTGGTGGTTGTTACTGCTGAGCCGTACTCGTTTAGAGTAACGGTTACTTGATTTGGGTTTCCAAGTGCAATCGAGGAAACGTCAGAAGATTCAGTCAATGTACCTGTCGCTGTTGCGAGGTCAGAGTAGATGGAGAATACAACTGACGAACCTGGCATAGCCTGTTGCACTGGCTTTACGTCTGCCAACGCACGCATCACAGGGATGGAGCGAAGGGCCATACGTACGTACTGGTCATATGCTGTTTTTACGAGATTGGAAATATCCGATGTCGTAGTCAGCGTACCTGTAGGTAATGCCACTTTAGTGCCTTTCGGTTAGGTTCGAATTAGAGTCCAGACTGCCTAATGATGTCGTCCAATTCTTCGCGGGTTGTTGCGTTCATCAACTTCTTGTGGACATCTGCTTGGAACTCTGGAGTCATTCCTTGTTCTACAGCATTTGTCATACGTTGATAAGCAGCAGCCTGCTTTGGATCTACATTAGGTGTTGCCTGGTTCGACTGGGTATTTACACCGAATACATCAGCGTAATCTTCCAGCCATTTTGATACAGACTCCTCAGTTGGGTCTATATCCTGTGGGATAAATGAGGCAATCTTGCTATTTACCCCGCGACTTGCGAGTGCGTCTTTGATTGCTCGTTCTCTGTTTGCTTTTGCAAGTGACTCATACTGCGCTTTTAATTCAGCGAGTTCTTTGTCTTTTTGCTTTGTTGCTTTACGCAACTGCTTGACGAGATCTCCACCATCATTGGTGTCAAAGTCATCATCTTCGTAGTCGTAGTTGGACATAGGTCCATCTCCCATTCTTTTTAGGTTTACGCAGGCCTCATACAAAATCGGGGGCTTTTTGTATGGCTCCTACTTCTGGTCTTACTTACTCTCTAACGGTGCCAGCAGATCCGTTAGTAGGTCTAGAATTGGCCTGCGCGTTCGCGGCCTAGTACGCCTCTGCCTGCCTGACCAGAGAACTGTGCAGTCTCTAGTTCAGATAGTTTGCGTCTTTTTGTGACTGCTTCTGCAGCCCCTGGTAAGTTAAGAAATTCTTGTTCACCAGTCGCTTGGGTGTATGCACCAAGTCCTTGCTTCTGGTAGATATCTGCCAATGTAGATGTTCTTGGTAGAACCTGGGAGATATTTCTATAACCTGCTTCAGCAGATTCCTTGGTTACTCCATAAGAGCGTAGTTGCTCTGCTCTTGCTAGGTCTGTTGCAAGTCCAGCACCAAGCGCTGCTCCACCAATCTCAGCAGCAGTTACTCTGCGCTTGATGTCGGTAATAGCCTTTTGTGGATCAAGAGCATATGCCAAGATATCGCCATTGGTAATGTCTGGGTAGAAACTACGTAGCGCTCTAGACACCTCAGGGTTGGCATTGATTACACGGTTCTGTGCAGTCTGGATGCGGTCTTCAAGTTCTACTGGAGAGATGTCTTCAGCAATAAACTTTTCAAATCCTTCTTGACGACCCATATCTCCACGTGCATAATATGAAGCAGGCAAACCATATTGACGCATCTTCTCTTGGTACTTATCCTCAAGAGCAATGTATGTTGCTTCATCTAGTGCAGCAAGGCCCTTCTTGATACGCTCTTCATTAGCAGCGAAGCGTTGTTTGTAAGCCTTGCTCTCTGTGCGTAGGCGCAGCAATAGTTCTGCATCTGACAAACCTTCTAGTTTGTATTTCTCTACATCTGCAGCCAAGGCTTCAATTCCAAATTGTTTTAGAAAGCCTCTGAAGATTTCAAAGGCTGCCTTACCTTTTTCTGCCTTCTGGTCTTGTTTTACTTTATCAAGATAGGCGTTATAGTCTGCTAGGTTTGTGAAGATTCTTCCATCTGGAGCAGTATATGTTGTTGTAGAAGTATCGCCATTTCCTGTTCCAGTAAATCCAGTATTGTTATTACCAGAGGAACCAATACCGTATCCGCCTTGATACTTGCTAACAT